GGTTTCGCCAATCAAGGCATGCAAACGCCTACGATGGATTGGGAAGGTATTGATGGGTCAGCACAGTTTATCGCTCCCCAACGTCTGCGTGACGTTGTCGGTAAGTTAAAAACTAGTCAATCACAGAATATTTATGATGCTGACTTCGAGTATGGAGTTCAGCCTCTTCGTTGGGAAAACGTAATTCAAAACGTATCTGGACAAGCTTATATAGTTCAGAACCCAGGTCTTGGTGGCGTGTCTATGAACATTGGTGGTGGTAACACCCCAGGTGATATTACGATTCGTCAAAGCCGTCCTTATCACAGATATCAGCCAGGTAAGACTTTTTACATGGCATCTAACGTAAACTTTGGTGCTTCTGTAACTGGACAGTATCAACGTGTTGGTATCTTTGATGATTCCAACGGTATTTTCTTCATGCAGTATGGCGCGACATCTACGTCTAACCCATATGCTATGAACGTAGTTATTCGTTCTGACTCTGGGGGTTTACCCGTAGATACAGTATTTGATGCGTCTGTATGGAACGGTAACAAACAAATTCGCGATGCTTTGGACTGGACTAAAGTTCAAATGATCTGGATGGAGTACGCATGGTACGGTGCAGGAGCTTTGCGTTGGGGCGTGGTTCTCAACGGTGAGCCTTACATCCTCCACCAGGTTGGTGCAGGTAATGGTATCTACACAGGTAACGCACAAACTACTCCTTGGAGCCGTACAGGTAACTTGCCTGTTCGCTATGAGCAAAGAGATACAGGCAGTGCAGTATCTTCATTAATGACTCACTACGGTGTGTCTGTGTTGATTGAAGGTTCAATTGATAGACAGCGTGGATTTACCTATTCATATGGTAATGATGCTAAGACTCAAAACCGTGCTCCTTCAGCTGCGATTACACGTTATCCTGCGATGTCATTCCGTATGAGAGCTGTTGGTTCTGATATTTTTGATCAGACTAATGCGGCTTGTACTGGTGGTACTGCACAAACTTTGACAATCAGTGCCGCTACTCCTGCTATTTCTAGCGTGGTTGGTCAGTCTAACGGCGGTCAAGCTCTAGTTACATTTGCATCTGCTCATGGCTATGCAGTAACTAACACAGCTAACGCTAACAGCCCAGCTCAGTATGTAACTCTTAGTTCGTTTACTGAAGTAGGAACTACGACATCTACAAACTATAGCGTGTCTGGTACAAACTTAACTGTTACTGCTGTAGCATCTGGCGCATTCCAACCTGGTATGACTGTGACGGGTACAGGTATTACTGCTGGTACAACTATTGTTCAACAATTATCAGCATTTGTAACCTCCTCAACAACTGCGACATATTCCAGCGGAGGAGCAGTCGGCGCAAATACAATTACTTTTACAGGGAATGTAAGTGGAGTTACAGGAGCGCCAGTTGTAGGTACAGGAATTCCTGCGGGTACTATTGTTATTGCTGGATCTGGTACCGCAACACTTACTTTAAGTAATAATTTAACCGCTCAGGCGGCTGGTACATATACTTTTTATTCCGCAACAACATCGCAAAATTATTCTAGTGGCGGAGCAGTTGGTTCTAGTGTAGTAACATTGGCATCTTCAGCTTCTTTTGCTGTTGGACAGATAATTACTGGTGTTGGAGTTCCAACTAGTACTTATATTACTGCCATTAATGGCGCAACAATTACACTTAATAAAGCATTTACGGTTCAAGCATCTGGAACCTATACGGTTACTGCCCCTGGCGCAAATGGTATTTATCAACTAAGCACAACCCAAGGTACTGTATCTGGAACCGTAACAGGAACCACAACATACCCAGCTCAAACTTGGTTGATCCAAAACGTACCAACAACATCTACCATGATCCTGCCAATCCAATTGGTAAGTGGTGCAACACTGACATCTACGCCTACAGCTACATACTGGGGTGCAAATCAGTGGGTTGGTAAGTTTGTGTACTACCAGGCTAGTTTGCCATCAATCAGCGCTATCTCTAACCCAGCTAGTTCAACGATTGCGGGTCTAACACAGTACTCATCTACCATTACATTTAGCTCTGTTCACGGACTAAAACAAGGTGATGTAATTATCATTAGCGGCGCAACTCCATCTGGAATGAATGGTAATTTCTCAGTCAGCATTCCTGCTACTAACCCAACAACTACAGTTACTGTGGTATGGGGTAACGTAACTCCTGGAAACTATAGTTCTGGCGCATCAGCAGTATCTCCATATACAGGCCGTATCACATCCAACACAACAAGTGCTTTGACATTTGGAGATGTGGTTACAGGATTGCCTTTGGGTAACCCACCTGCTTCTGGAAATAGCTACCAGATTGGCTTGATTGATCGTGGTCAATTATTGCCACAGACACTGCTTTTAAATTCTTCACAAACTTGTTTGGTTGAATTGATTACATCTACACCTACAAACCAGGTATCTTTAACAGGCGCAAGTTTTACTCCTTTGAATACTCTTGGTTCATACAACTCATTTGCGGAACAGGATTTAAGCTCTGTGGCGATGTCTGGTGGTGAGGTTGTGTACGCATTCTCTACACCTCCTAACGGTTTGCAACAGCTTGATTTGACAAACTTCTTCCCCGTATTGACTAACGTCAGGGGTAACGTAGCAGATATTTTGACGGTTGCGGTTACTTGCGCTAACAGTAGCGGTGTTACACTTCAAGTTAACGTGGTTTGTCAAGAGGCAATGGCATAATATGGCAAAGAGTCCAGCATGGCAGAGAAAAGAAGGCAAAAACCCCAATGGGGGTCTGAACGCGAAGGGTCGCGCTTCCGCGAAGAAAGAAGGGCACAACTTGAAACCGCCGCAACCAGAAGGCGGATCAAGGAAAGATTCTTTTTGCGCGAGGATGACTGGGATGAAGAAAAAACTTACCTCAGAAAAGACCGCAAAAGACCCGAATAGTCGGATTAACAAATCACTCAGAGCTTGGAAATGCTGATGGACTCGAATTTAATGATGCTTTGGAATGCTGTATTGTCAGTTTTACTGGCAATCATAGGTTTCCTACTTAAAGAAAAGTTTGATGAGATTAAGCGACTTGACATTTTGTTAAATAAAACTCGTGAGGAGAATGCTCGTGACTACATCACCCAGGCAGAACTTAATCGCCTTAGCGACCACATTGACCAACGCCTTAACAAGCTTGAAGCAAAAATTGATCAACTTATTCAACAGAAAGCAATAAATGCCTAGTACGAGTAAGAAACAACATAATCTTATGGAAGCGGTGGCCCATAATCCAGCGTTTGCCAAAAAGGTAGGTATCCCGCAATCTGTGGGAAAAGACTTTAGCAGTGCCGATAAAGGCAAAAAATTCTCAAAAGGTGGTGATACTATGGCAACAGATCCAAGAAAATTAGCAGCTATGATGGCTATGAAGAAAGCTCAAATGGCTCAACCTGCCCCTGCGATGGGCGGTATGGGCGGTATGGGTGGAATGAAAAAAGGCGGAGCAACCAAGAAGATGGCTGCTGGTGGTAAAGCTGAAACAATGGGCCCACGTACCATGAAAGAGGACGTAGAAAAGGGTTCAAACAAGGATAAAAAATTTGGTGAGCATGGCATTCAAAAGCGCGGACACACCAAAGATATCGAAGAGAAAATGAAGGGTTCTACCACAGGCATGAAAAAAGGTGGCATGACCAAGAAGTACGCTAAAGGCGGAACAATCATTGGCGAAACACAAGGTTCAGAAGGCCTGAAAAAAGGTAACAAAGGTTTTGGTCAGCATGCTATCCAGCAAAAAGGCATGACCAAAGGCAGATACATGTAAGGAATAGACATGAAAAAAACTAGACGTTACGCAGAAGGCGACCAGATAGAAGACGAAAGCGACCGTGGTTCGATGACTGCGGATCAGCAAGCTAACTCTGACGCTACTAATGCCGCTACTAATGCCGCAGCCCCACAATCTTTTAAAGACGCATTTGCTTCTGCGCGTTCTGGTGGAGACAAAACATTTACTTGGAATGGTAAAAGCTACACAACCGAGTTAGCTTCAAGTAAACCTGCGGCAAAAGCGGAATCAAAACCCGCACCTAAAGCAGAAACTCCAGCTCCAAAAGCAGAATCAAATCCTGCTCCAAAAACAGAAGCCCCAACTCCTAAAGCTGAAACTAAATCTGCTCCTAAAAAAACATCTACTAACCCTAATGTTCCTACGCCAGAAGAAGCCGCTGCAAATAGAAAAGCCGCCGCTGAAAAAATTGGTAAGGTAGCTTCAAGTATTGGTAGTTATTTAAAGGATACTTTTACTCCTAGCGGTAGGATGGCAGTAGAGCAAAGAAGAGAAGCTAATAAAGCAACTTCTGATAACTATAAGTCTAGAGCTCCAGGAGCTAAAAAGGGTGGCATGGCGTCTTCTCGTGGAGATGGCATTGCTCAAAAAGGTAGAACCAAAGGTACATTTAGATAAGGAAATATTATGAAGCAAGGTATGGATCATCCCCCACTCATGAAAGAGTCAAGCCCACCACATACACACAATGTGCATATGATGGAAAATTTGGAAGAAGGCGACCACAAGCACCACCACAAAGTTTATGGCGATCACGCTGCTGGACACAAGAAGTTTCATGAGCATGTTAAGTCTATGTGTGGCGGCGGAATGGCTCACGGTAAGAAATGAGATCAAGTCGCGGGATGGGGGCAATAGCTCCCTCTAAAATGCCTAAGCCTAAAACGGTTGTTCGTAAGGACAATCCGAATGATGTCGAGGTATATAAACGCGGCGGTAAGATCAAGAAGTATGATGAGGGTAATGTCGTAATTGGTGACCCACTACTTCAAATAAGAGACGAAAATGCTGTAGCAAGTCAACTGACTGAGGGCAGTAAGAAAGGCGGGAAGATTGGTCTTTATGCCAATATCCATGCTAAACAGGAACGAATAAAACACGGTTCTGGCGAGCATATGAGAAAAGTTGGTAGCAAAGGCGCTCCCAGCAAAGAAGATTTTATTCAATCAGCCAAGACAAGGAAGAAAAAATGAGTTTAGTTAATCACATAGAAGAAAATGCAGAGCACCTGTTTAAACTAGTCAAGCACATGATGGCTGTTGAACAGAATATGTATGGCGTCGTACATGAAGCTACACAAAAATTGCATGACGCATTTGAAGCACATATTAATCCTGTTATGCCTGCGCCTAATCCTGAAGAACCAATAACTCTTGAAGTTGCAGAGCCTGCACCTGTAGTTGAAGCTCCTCAAACAGTTGCACAAGAGCAGTCTGCTTCTAATAAAGCTAACTAATAATGGCCTACACTTCCGGTACTGCATCGTTTACACCTGCTCTTTCTGAGTTAATAGAGGAGGCGTTTGAGCGTGCCGGAATTGAAGTTCGTACGGGCTATGAGTATCGTACAGCAACCAGGTCATTAAATTTACTAACAATTGAGTGGGCGAATCGTGGTATTAACCTTTGGACAATCCAAGAGGGCACGATTCTTTTAAATAGCAGTCAAGCTATATATCCACTCCCATCAGACACGATTGACTTACTTGACCATGTTGTCAGACAAAATAATGCAACAGCGAGTACACAGACTGATATCAACATCACGCGGATATCTGAATCTACCTACTCCACAATACCGAACAAACTCGCAAACGGTAGACCAATCCAGGTCTGGATTAACCGCCAGACAGCGCAAACAAACACAACCAGCATAACCGTAGCTAGTAATGTTTTAGCAACAGATACATCCATCGTGCTCAGTAGCGTAGTAGGGTTAACCACTACAGGGTTTATACAGTTAGACAGCGAAGTTATCAGCTACACCAACGTCATAGGGAATACCCTAACCAATTGTTGGAGAGGCCAAAACGGTACAACCGCAGCTACTCACAGTGCTGGGGCGGCTGTAATTCAATTGAATCTTCCCTGTATTAACGTATGGCCTACTCCAGATGCGGGCGGTAATTATTCATTCATCTACTGGCGCTTGCGTAGATTGCAGGATGCTGGTATTGGTGTAAACGTAGAAGATATCCCGTTCAGGCTTATTCCTTGTTTGGTAGCGGGTCTAGCTTATTACGTATACGTAAAGCAACCCAATATTGATCAGAACCGAATGATGATGCTTAAACAAGATTATGAACAACAGTGGCTCTTAGCGTCTCAAGAAGACAGGGACAAGGCTGCTGATCGTTACGTACCACGACAGCTATTCTATTGAGGTGCTTAAATGCCAACCAAATATGCTTCTGGTAAATATGCGATTGCCGAATGCGACAGATGTGGACAGCGCTATAAATTAAAGGAGCTTAAAAAAGAAGTCATCAAGACCAAGCTCTACTCGATTAAAGTTTGCCCAACTTGCTGGGACCCTGATCATCCGCAGCTTCAACTTGGTTTGTATCCTGTTAATGACCCACAATCGGTCATGGAACCAAGACGGGATAACAGCTACCAAGTATCAGGAAACAGCGGACTGCAGACATCGAACAGCGGGTCTACAAAAGACACAGGTGTAGGACTCCCAGAAGCAGGAAGTCGGATTATTCAATGGGGATGGAACCCTGTTGGCGGCTCACAAGCCAACGATGCCTACTTGACACCAAACAATTTAGTGTTGAAGGTTACGCTAGGTACAGTTACAATTGCCACTACTTAGGAGAAGATTATGGCTAAAAAAGAAATGGATAGTGATTTGGCTCAAGATAAAGCCATGATCAAAAAAGCTTTTAGAGAGCACGATAAACAAGAGCATCCTGGTAAACATACTAAGATTGTTCTTAAAAAAGGCGGTATGCCCATGAAGAAAATGGCTAAAGGCGGTTTAACCAATGGCGGCAATATGCAAACTATGGGTCGTAATCTAGCTAAAGTTGCCAATCAAGGGAGCAAAAAATAATGGCTAAGAATCCAACTCCTACAAAAAAAGATAGCCCAGCTATTCGTACTGGCAAGGGTAAGACTGATGGCCCTGCAGCTGAATACGCTCCTCCACATGACATGGACGGCACAAGGTTCGCTACTGATGCCATAGAGAAAAACCCTAATAATCCAGAGATTGGATTAAAAGTTCTTGTGCCAACTCGTGAAAACTGGACACCACTTAATGGTACTGTTTCTATTGGTAACAACAATGAAATTAAAACAAGTGGGCAAAAGATGCGTGGAGCTGGTGCTGCAGAGCGCGGTTTCATGTCTAGGGGACCAATGGCGTGACCTATACTGAACTTGTAACTGCGATACAGGGATACACAGAAAATCAGTTCCCTCCAGTTTATCTTGCCGATGGCACGACTGAGTCAAGCACGACCCAGATAAATCGTTTCATAGAGCAGGCTGAGCAACGCATTTACAACACGATTCAGTTCCCAAGTCTTCGCGCTAACTCCTATGGTACGACTACAGCAAGTAATGCGTACCTATCTTGCCCACTTGATTTCTTATCTGTATATTCCATCGCAATTATTCAGAACGCTACATTTACTAATGGGGTAGTTACAGGCGGCACATACACATATCTGCTTAACAAAGATGTTAACTTCATTAGGCAAGCCTATCCATCGGTAGGTTCAGCTTATAACAGCGCGCCTATTTACTATGCGCTTTTTGGCCCACAGTATGGCAATCCCAACGAATTATCTTTTATGCTTGGCCCAACTCCTGACCAGGCATATGCAGTAGAACTGCATTACTATTACTATCCGCCCACAATTATCCAAGGTGCTGTGACAGGTTTGACTATTACTGCAGGTGGTACAGGATATACAAACGGCACATATTATGACGTTACTTTAAATGGTGGTAACGGGAATTCTTGCATTGCTACATTTGTAGTATCAGGCGGTGCGGTAACTTCCGTTACTGTTACAAGTGGTGGAGCCCTATATTCTGTTGGGGATACATTGACTGCGCCCACAACAATTGGATCAAGCGGTA